GTTCGAAATAGTCATCAGGCAAATCGTGTGCGAAACGTAGCGTAAGTGGTGCATCTGATTTACCTGCAACTGCGTTGTTAAGTAGGCTACGTACCCAGTTCTTACCCTCGTGTACGTTCAGCATGTAGAACTGACGGCCTTCTGAGGTGCTGCGTTTGAACAAGTCGCCTTTTGTATTCGAGCTGCCCTTGATCATTTCGAACTTTTTATACTGCTGACAGAAACAATTCACAGTTTGTGTTGCACGTCCGTTACCCCCATCAAGCCCAACCTTCAGTACTGGCAAATCTCGCCCGGATACTGTTTTGAAACGTTGATTACAGAATGCAGCAAGGTCTGTATAAGCCTTTGCCCCTTTGATTTCACAGTTAGGGCTATAGAAAAAACGATGACCCAGTACAAATAGTTCTGTTTCGTTAAAACCTAATACTGTTGCTTCAAGTCGGTCTAATTGCTGGTCACAGCCTACGACAATACCCAGTACTGAATCTGGGATATGTGACAGGTCGAATGAATCATCACGTAAATTCTCTAATGCTAAATCGTCAATTTCTTCTTGAAGGTCTGAGTAATGAAGTCCGAGTACTGTATTGTAAAAGGACTGGTAGTTATATTCGAACCAGGCTAATTCAAACTCTTTAGCAATAGCATGAATAGTACTGTTCGGTGAATACAGACGGTTAATATAGAAACCTGCTGTATCAGTTACAGATGGGTTCAGTGCTATCCAACGTCCGGTACTGACCATCTTAATACGCTGTGATTCTGTTATTTCTTCCTGGCATTTTGGACAATGTAATTTTGCAGTACTGGCATCGGGAATATCACGCTTGCCGTTCTTCTTCCATTCGAACTTTACATTCTCCCATTTCAACGTGTGTTCATGCTGGCAGTGAATACATTTAACAAAGAACTCACGTTGATCTGAATTCTGATATTCAACGTCGATTGCATCGCCTGAAAAAGTTGGAGTACTTGAAATAAGTATTTTGGCTTCCTGGCCGAAATCAGTTGCACGTTGTTCAGCAAGGCGGATCGGGTTCCCTTCTGGTGAGTTCTGGTCTATTGCCGATACTTCATCAAGTATGATTCGTTTGAGCGTTTTACCTCGTAATGCTTTTGCACTACCGAGAGTCATGAAATACAGGAAACTGCCGTCTTTTAATTCGGTCTGCTGTTGGTTGTTTGCTTTAGTCTTGTCGTTCTTGTCTGTGACCAGTTCTTGCAGTACTGGCACCTGCTCAATTGTTTTATCTATTTTGGCAGACTTCCATTGTTTCAATTCTGCTAATGAACTTTGGGCGATACCAATGTTAGAACTATCAGTAGCCATCCAGTAAAACAATGCTGAGTTTAATAAAGTAGTCTTTGCAATCTGGGCACTGGTTTTATAAACAACCTTGCGGTACTGGTCAGACTCAATAATATCTAACATCTCTTTCTGAAATGAGTAGAGTTTTAACTTCTGTCCGGCTGCTGCACCATCAGGGAGTACTAAATTTTCAGCCCATTCACTGGGGTTTAACTTCTTTGGAGGTTTGATTATTGGTACTGCATTTTTCAGTACTACTATTGTCTTGTTCATTTTCGGCGTCCTTGCCTTGTTCATCCTCTTCTTGTACTTCGAATTTCATATCGCCAATTTCATTCAGCATTTCATCAATACGGTGTTGAAGAACTCGTTTAACCTTCAGTACTGAATCCTGTTCGAAAACTTCATGTTGAATTTTGTTCGGTAGTGAACGGATATAGTCACGGAATGTTTTAAAGTACTGTGTAAGTTCTCTGTGTACTTCATCGGCGGGGATCAGTTGTTCACGTTGGCGTTCCAGTTCTGTTTCAGCCTGTTCAGCTTCTGCAATCAGTTTACGCAACCGTGCCTTTTCAATCTGCTCTTTGATATCGGTATCACGTAGCGGTTTCAGGATGTTCTCAACTATCCAGGCGGTAGCTCCGGCATCGGTATCTTGAGGCATACCGCGATCAACCCATCCCCTGATAGTGGATTCGTTCACGCCGTATCTTCTGCCGTATTCGTGTTTATTAATTGTCATGAGATATTCCAGTACTGTTATTCTGTACTGGTATTTATAGGCGGGAGTATTAGAAAAAATTTAAAGAGGATGGCAGTACAAAGTGCCAGTACTGTAATTATGCGGTACGCGAATGATCAAAAATTACACATACGTAAAAAAGAACTCGCTGCCGAAACTACGCGAGGCTTGCCCCCTCCGGGAGTACCTTTCAATGCTTCTGTATCGCTCTGTATGCTTCTGTACTGAATGAAACGCGTCCGTGCGTGGATAATTCTAGCGTTGTACCTTGAGCGATACAGGCTGTTCTGAGAGGTACTCCAAATAGTAATCACGGATTGCAATGATTTCGTCTTTGTAGAACGTATGGTTAACACCAGAATAAAGTTCTTGTACTGTCTGCCAATACTCAACATTCATAAACTCTTTTGCGACAGTCAATAACAGGCAACATGCTTTACCCAATTGTATAGCGGTTGCTTCTTCCGAACCTTGAATCGCCACGGGTTTAACAGACACCTCAGAGTCATTTAAGATGGCTTAAAGAGAGGTGCCCATGAGCGGTAAGCGTTATCCCGA